TAGTAACGTGTGTTGTGTTGATTGCGTAATCACCTATTACACCTATTGAAGTTTTTGGTGCACCAGTTGAGACACCGCCAACTAGGTCACTTGTTGAAGTGATAAGTGTTGGAGTAATTGTTGTGAAAGATTGATTGGTAGCAGACCACTCAAATAAACCGTAACTGCTTGATGCAAGGTCAAACCAGTATGTGCCATCTGTTGGTGCCGCTGTTGGTGCCGTGGCACTTCCAACTAAACCTGCTGTGTCCACGTTCGCTCTTAGGACGTATGCTCTGTTGGCAACTCCTAGGAAACTGTAGGCCGCTTGTAACCCATATTCATTTAATTCATAACCGTTCAATGAATTTCCTGAAGCGTCTGTGTAGAATTTTGGATCTCCAAAAGTCTCTGTTAATTCTCTCTGTGACGAGATCAAATAAGCAGTGTTGGCGTTAGCAGTAGTTGTTCCTACAGCAGTTCCGTCTCCGGCCCCATTTGACTTGTCCTGTGATGATGCTACTATGAATAGTGGTGTAGTACCCGCATCTGATGGTACGTAGAAACTTTCGTTAATTACTGAAACCTCTACTCCTGGTGATGTTAATGCCATTTTTCGTATTCTCCTTGCAAGTTACGTATATACTAGAGTTATTTATTCAATCATACGGTTTTGTTGACATAATTTACCGTTTTCGTGGTGCCTATATAGGCGACGTAAATACACACATGCAGTACAAGGACAGACCGTTGTGTACGGAGTGTAAGACCAAACCCAGGGCCTATGCCTACAAGAGATATGGCAGGGTTTACTGGCGTAGTCGGTGCGACACCTGTATCAGGAAAAAAGCCGGTAAGCGAGTGGGAGGTGTGACCGCACTGCAAAGATCCGGATATAAGAAGAAAAATAAGTGTGAACTTTGCGGTTTCAAAGCACAGGCCAAAGCACAACTAGATGTGTTGTTTGTGGACGGAAACCTGAGGAATACTAGCGTTAGTAATCTAAAAACTGTTTGCGCCAATTGCCAAAGGCTGGGCAGTACCCGTAGGCTTGGCTGGCGTGTTGGTGATCTTGTCGCTGACGATTAGATCGTCTATCTTGGCGTATAATTCTTCTTTTGTGCCATTGTTCTCTATGACGAAATCAAACTCTTCTTTAGCCCAGGCGTATTCTGAACTATGTATGCCCTTGGGTTGTATATTGCCTTCCACGTAATCAACGAACCAGTCGGGATCCTGTCCCCTTTTTACCAGTATTATCTTGCCACCACGTTCCCTGATCTGTTTGACTTCATTGGGGAATCTTGTGTCTGCTATAACGGTGTTCTGTCCTTTGTATCTGCCAATGCAACTGTCCACCCAGATGCCGTCGTACATCTGGCCACGCATTACTTCCGTTCCAAAGTACTGCAACACCCATCTTGGCGTTGTGGGTTTGCCAAATTTCTCACTCCAGAAAGCGTCTGGTTGTTCTCTCCATTGTCTGCTGGCCTCAGTGTCACCTTCTAATAAATTTCTATCCCAATTGAACATTGATGCCACGGCATCCTTGAGACTTTTAGCGAAACTGTCTTTTTCATATCCGTGTTGTTCTACCAGCCTGTCAGACACAGTGCCTTTTCCAGAACCTATCAAACCTACTACACCTATCAGCATAGTATTATTATACTATTTTTTTAGACGTTTTTCAATCTCTTTGATTGCTTTTCTCACGGATCTCAATATGGATGCTCTCAGAGTCTTCTTGCGTTCTTTCAACGCCTTTATGCTCATTATTTCCAACTCCTCTACCAACTTTTCCAGTTCATCCAGTGAGAGGTCAGAGTATTTCTTGTATTTGGAATTTTTCATTGCAGGGTATTTAAATGGAGATCTTGGTCAATTAACCAATAACAAAACTGTGTGGTGTTCCACCTTCTTGGAAATTTCCAATGTCCGCTTCCAGCCTGTCAATTTCCGCTTGGCCTTCTTGTTTCAATGCATCACCGTTCAGTGTCGTTCCACCCTGCGGTCCCGCGATGGTGTTGAATTTGCCTCTCGCTTCACCTAGCATGATTTTAGACACAGCCAGTGTGTAATCTCTGATCCATGGTTTTGAATAGATGTCCTTGAACAGTGTTATGTCTGGTCTGTAGTTGTCTGTGTGCATGAGCACTGTCTCATCGTCCGCCCTGGGTCTTTGAGTGATTGTCAATTTCTTAGTCGCCACGTCAAAATGGAACTGTATGAAACTACCAAACATCTTGCCAACCAGTTCTTGGTATGATGCGAAAGCGTAGTAGGTTGCCAAACCGCCTGTTGCACCTGCCCTTAGAAGATAGGTGTTTGTGTATGCCAAGTTGAATGGTTCAAACAATGTTCCACCTTCACCACCTTCGGTCCTTGAGCCCACGGTCCTCCTGTTGAGATTCCTCACGTTTATGATCTCATCTGGTAGGATATAGGTGTTCTGATTTTTCTTCAATTCTAAGAACGCATATGATTCTTCAACAGCATTTGAAGATCGCTGTCTGAATTTGTTCACAGCCCTTTCCAGTGCCGTTTGATAGTGTTTTGGGTCTAATTCAACGTCAATCATCCCGTCACCGAGATTGTTCTTGACGTAGTCGAAAATTTCCTGTTGTCCTGTTTGTAGTTCTGACATACTCATATTTATAGTCATTGCCTAGGCAATAAATATGTATGATATGCCAAGATTATCCATTTTTAAGCCTGAAAAGGGCAACGACTACAAGTTCTTCGATCGCAACATCCGAGAGATGTTCACCGTGGGAGGCACGGACCTACACCTACACAAATACCTAGGACCCTACGATCAGGGTGACACAAACAAGGACGGTGATGCTTCACCCACGCAACCACAATATTCTGGGGATAGTCTAAACGAGAGAACCATACAAGATCTACTATTTCTAGAGAACAGAGATAGGAAATATTCAGACGACGTGTATGTTGTCAGAGGCATATACAACGTGCAAGATGCTGACTTCAATCTTTCTCAGTTTGGCATGTTCTTGCAGAACGATACCTTATTCCTAACAGTTCATCTTAATGACATTGTTGAAAGGATCGGCAGGAAACCGATGAGTGGCGATGTGATTGAGTTCCCACACATGAAAGAAGATTATTCTCTAGACGAGAGCGTGCCAATTGCACTGAAAAGGTACTACGTGGTAGAAGATGTAAACAGGGCCGCGGAAGGATTCAGTCAAACTTGGTGGCCACATCTGTTAAGATTGAAAATGAAAACTTTAGTAGATTCACAAGAATTCAAAGATGTAATAGGAGACGCAACTACAACAGGATCTGTTGCCAGTTACATGAGCACATACAACAGAGAGAAAACCATTAATGATCAGATAGTGGCACAGGCAGAATCTGATGCTCCAAAGGCAGGTTTCAACTACAAACAATATTATGTTGCACCTATAGATGAGAGAGGGAACATCAGGACAGAAAACGTCAACACAGCATCACAAAGGGCAAGTAGCAGTAACTCAGTGAATGCAACCATAGACACTCCGGCCAGTTCACACTACGGATTCTATCTAGATGGTGATGGAGTTGCACCCAACGGAAATCCTGCAGGTTTTGGTATCACATTCCCAACTTCCGGTGTTGATCAGGGAGACTATTTCTTAAGGACTGATTTCTTACCTAACAGGTTGTTCAGATATGACGGAGCCAGATGGGTGAAAATAGAGGACAGTGTCAGAATAACTACAACGAACAATGATTCTAGAGGAAACTACAAAACAAGTTTTGTTAACAATTCAACGGAATCTACAATAAACGGATTAACAGTTAAACAGAGACAGTCATTGACAGATGCACTGAAACCAAAGGCTGACAATTAATGCTACACTTTTACGAAGGACAGGTTAGAAAATTCCTCACTCAATTCATTAGGATTTTGAGTAATTTTTCTGTGGAAACAGGAAAAGGCAAAGATGACACAGTACAGTTAAGAGCAGTTCCTGTAGTCTACGGAGACCCAACAAGGCAGGTTGCAAACATCATCCGGAACAATTCAGAGAATGCACTACAGTACGCACCGAGGATAGCCGCTTATGTAAGGGAATTAAACTATGACAGAGAAAGGATGCAGAATCCTTATCACATAGAGAAACAGCATTTACGAGAAAGAGGAATAGACTCAGACGGCAACTATACCAACGAGATGGGTGCAGGATATACTGTTGAGAAAGTGATGCCATCGCCGTTCAGGATGGAAGTGTCTGCAGATATTTGGACAACGAACACCGATCAGAAACTACAGATTATGGAACAGATACTGTATCTGTTCAACCCAGACTTCGAGATACAGAAAACAGACAACTATATTGACTGGACCAGTTTAAGTTATGTTGAGTTGACAGGAACAACATTTAGTTCTAGGACCATTCCTGTTGGTGCAGATTCAGAAATAGATGTTGCAACACTTACTTTCTCGATGCCAATATGGCTGTCACCACCAGTGAAAGTTAAGAAACTAGGTGTTGTACAAAAAATTATAATGAGCATATATGACGATGACGGTGGCATAGCGAAGGGATTGATAGACGGAGAACTGACATCAAGAAGTTACATCACACCAAACAACTTTGGATTGTTGGTTACGGGTAACCAATTACGATTATTAGGATCAACAGGTACAAATGTAAAATCGGGCGGCGATGGATTCCAGACAGGTGCAAACGAGCCCAACAACTATGATCCATTCGAAACATTCGGTCCAGCGGTGAACTGGAAAGTGTTGCTAGACCAGTATGGAAAAGTAACAAACGGTACATCACAGATCAGATTGACACAACCAAACGGAAATGAGATTATTGGCACCATAGCAACAACCACACTAGATGACACAATTTTATTATATACAATTGATGGTGACACAATACCAAGCAACTCGTTGACAGCAGTGAAGAAGATCATAAATCCTGCAACGTTTGATCCAGGCACACCTGCTAATGGCGATAGGTACTTGGTAATAAATGACGTGGGCGATTCAACAGCAAGTTTCCAAAGTGCTACTTGGGGTACGCTTGTGGCCAGCGTTGGTGACATTATAGAATACAACAGTTCAACATCCAAGTGGAACGTGGCCTTTGACGCATCAAATCCTGATAGCACACAACACTACGTAACAAATCTTAACACGGGCATACAGTACAGATTCAATGGCACGGAATGGGTCAAATCATACGAGGGTGTGTACACACAAGGTAATTGGAGCATTGTTTTAGACGGTGGGGCAGATAATGGATACAACTCAAGCCTTGACGCTACCACTCCATAGTTGTTATAATATATCATGAAAGAAAATATAGTCTGTTCAGGTGCTCTGTTCTATGCGACCAGTACCAAACGTTTCCTATTCCTACAGAGGACTGACCGGAAGACACAAGGCATGTGGGGATTAGTTGGCGGTAAAAGTAAATTCACGGAGAGTGCATTCGAGGGGTTGAAACGTGAGATAGAGGAAGAGACGGGCAGTCTACCTAAGTTTAAGAAAGTAATTCCATTAGAGATGTTCACTTCCAACGATCAGAAGTTCTTCTTCCACACATACCTTATAGCCATTGACGCAGAATTTATTCCTAAATTAAATGAAGAACATTCAGGGTATTGTTGGACTGCGTTTGAATGTTGGCCCAAGAATTTGCACATGGGTCTGAAAAATACTTTGAATAATAAAAGTATAAAAGGTAAGTTACAGACTATATTAGATTTAATAGTCTAATCGTTTTTGATGTAAGATTTTCCTGTGAGTTTCTCGATGTCACGTATCATTTCTTCCATGTTGATCCTGACGGTCTTACCGGTCTTAACATTGCGTGAATAATACTCCCATTCACCCTGTTCGTTGTGTGGAGATATCTTGGTCACG